GGCGGCCGAAACCCGTGGATTTCAATCTTTAGTCACCAGTATTGTTCGGAATATTGGAAAGTGCTTTATGCCATAGACTTAAACCTTCTGGAAATGCCTCAGGACTGAGAGGCGATAGGGGCACAGTTGTGCGTCCAGCTGTCGAGCAAGGATACCAACCAGGTAGTGCTCGAGGGCGTCGCGGGAAGCCTGCAAAGCGCGGAGCCGGGCAGAAGAAGAGTCGCTTTTCGCGCAACCATTCGGTTGGCGCTGGTCAAGCAGCTCTAGCCGCGAAGCCCGCCCCTGTGGCCAGTTTGGGGAAGCGGCAAGATGTTGTTGAGACGCAGACCAAGTACAACAACGCCACCGCTCATGCCGTGTTGTCGGATAACATGGCACATGTCCCGGTTCGGGCAGCTGCCCCGGACCGAAGGGCCGGACAGTACTTCACCGCTAAGCAGACTGTGACTAAGAACCTAGTCATCGGTCCTGGTGAAACTCTCGTCGTGGCTTATACCCCACTGGTCATCAAAGGAGTTACTGGGTATGACCCGCTGCCCATCTCCTACACTGTCTGTCCCACCGCATCGCCGATATCCTCCCTAGGTCCTTTGATTGCAGACCAGGGAGTGTCTGCGACTCCCCAGACCCTTGATGCTACCCTCACCGCTCAGCCCGATGCTGCCATCGGCAAGGTGTTCGCGTTGCTGAAAGGGTGTCTAGTGGTTGAGTGCACCGGTTCACTGTCGGCGGACAACATGAGTCAGATACAGGCTATCGGGTTGGCAAATTTGTCAGCCGAGCCTTCCTTGCAGGCCCGCGCGGCCGCAACGACAGCAAGCAATTGGTACGATGCTACAAAGAACAACATCATCGCGCCATTCGTCGCAGGAGCCCCACTGACCAGCACTGTAGCCAACCATGCTGCGTCTTACGTGCCGCGCCAAGCGGCGCGTGCGGCTTACGTGAGTTGCCAGCCTCCGCTGGAATCACGCCGTGGCTGCTCGTACTACCAAGGTACGCCTTACGCAGTCAACGATGCGCTTGCTGCATCTGACGTTTTGGGATACAATCCCCTGGGCGGAGCACTCGCCCCACACGTTCTTGTGCACAATATGGGAGCATTTTCACTCAACATTCTCATCACCACGCACTCGGTGTATGCCGTCCCATTTGAATACGCTGCTGCCACCACTCTCTCAGCGTATGCGCAAGACGAAGCGGAGAACGTCTGCCTTGATGAAGACATCGCATGTGCCTTGTCTCTCGGCGGAGTAGGTACCAGTTTGCTAGACAGTGCTTTGGCGGCGAAGGAGGCTTATCTTTGTGCCCTCTCCCGCTGCCGCTCTGGCAAACCTGACCACGTTCGTGTTGCGGCTGCCGGCGCCATGCTTGCGCATGAGGCAGTCAAGCGCACTCCCGAGTCCTTCATCGGAGTGCGGGTGGCAAATCCGGGCGAAGTTCACCGCCCTACAGCCACAGCTGCTGAGAAGGCACAGCGAGAAGCAATCGCTAATGCTATCAGCACAATCGGCAGCCATCTGATCGGGCAGCTAGGGAAAGTTGCCTCCGATGGTTTGTTTACCCTCGCCCAAGCTTTGGTGAGGCGTTATACCGGCAATGCCGGGCCGCGTCCGTAGGTCGCCCGCAAGAGCCGGAAACCCCGACCGGCGTCGGAGCGAACTACGAGAAAGGGGAAGGTTTTACGAGCAGGCACTGCCAGCCGGCAGCGCGTTCCGCGGGCCGCCTTGACGCCCACAGCGAACCGGCGCTACCAATCGCTCGTGCGGAGTGAGATGCGACAGGCGAGGCAAGGAGGCACTCTCCAAGAGACTGCGCCTTCCGGTGGGGCACAGAGGGCCCCGCCTCCGGCAGGCAGAGCACATCAGATGCGCTCTGCGCCCCCGCCTGCCAATCCGCCATTCCGGGCACGTGGGCCGTTCCACCCACCGCCAGGAGTTATACCTGTGCCCTCGGCACCAGGTTTCACCCCCCCTAGAAGGCCTGAGGTTCCCATTGGCATCGACCCCGGTTCTGAGCTTACCGGAGGGCCCGCTGACGATTTACAACACAGCTTTCGTCAGCAAAACTCGAGCAATTGGACGATCCGCAGGGACAAGCGTGACCCCAGAGGTTACTACACACTCGCTAATGGGTCGAGAATTTACGGCTCAATGCCAGCCAGCCCACAGCAGTGGAAAGCCGTGGGTGGTGGAGTTCTCCCCGCGAATGGTAGTCCAGTCTTTTACCCCAACACCCCCACCCCGAATGCAGACGGTCGGCGGTGGACAGTTGGTTTGGTCAAGAACGGTCACCCTTATTACTACTCTGTTTTCTCACCTTTGCCCACGTATGCAAAGAGCCTAGAGACCCCATCAGTCAGGGAGGATCTAGGGAAGGTGTTAAAGCAGATGAGTGGAAAGTGAGGGCACAATCCCGCCCTCGGAAGCCTCACACCCCGCATATTAGGAAGTAGGAAGATAGGATCTAGATATTAGGAAGTAGGAAGAGAGAATCTGGATTTAAAGTCGTTTGTCGCAAATATTTCCACCTTCTGAAGTGAGAGAGAAAGGAGATGAGGTTAGGTTTAGCAAACTAGGTGTAGATTCTAGGTTAGCAAAGGGATTAGATAGTAGGAAAACCAGGAACATACAAGCGAATGCACCATCTGCCATCAGCATTCACTACTACGAAGTTGGGGAGCGCGAAGTCGCCAGGAACTGGGATAGCGTATTGCAACACGCCGAAGGTGGAGACCCACACCTTCGTCTGTTAAGTCGGGTGAATTCACAAATAAGGCAGGAGGGTATCATCGGCAACTACCCCGGCCCAGGATTCGAAGCAGCATGGTCTGCCTTCACCCGTGCAATTGAGAAAGACTCGCGCAACATTGAATCACGGGGCAACATTGTGACCATCACAAAAGACTTTGAACAGTCACTCGACCCGATCCCCGGCCTGATACTCGGAGAAGGCATGCGGGAGTTCTGCCTCGCACCCAGGACCAAAACCGTGTCGGACAAGAAACCAGACAAGAGGTTCATCCGACCTCTTAAGATCACAGATGCCCAGCGAATAGCAGGGCGCTACCTCAATCGCACCACGCCCCTACCTCCAGATAGCCTACTACAGGAGGAAGCGAGGATCGTCACCTTGTTGTCGACCAAGGGCGGGTGGCGCAGCGCTGAGGTGCAGGCCCAAGCGGATGAGTTCTATCATCGAGCGATTCATGGCAACAGTGTGCAGGTGCCAGACGAGGTCAAGGAGAAGAGCCTTCGCAGACTTCTCGCAGACGTGGAAAGCGCAAAGGAGGATCAGTTTCCTGATATCCTACGGCGCGCTCACGACCTAGGGGTGCAGGTGACCGAAGGCATGGTGGTACCAACCCGCATTCGCGTCGTCGGGATAGAGACCCGCCACCCAGCCATCGGCTGGCTCACTCAGGAAGAGCCCGCACCAAAACTCCGCACACGACCAACAGTAGCACCGGGCCAAATCCACTTGCCTTATGCCCTGGGTAGAGAAAAACTAGCCGCAGCATCACGCATACTGAGGCGCGTCAGCGGGTCCAGACTACCTGGTGCAGTCATTGCGAGCGCCAACAAGATCATCGCCAATCAAGTCGCAGAGCCAACCAGCCAACAGGAGTTCGAACTGCGCCTGCAAAGCATGCTGGACCACTTTCATGTGTGCTTCGCCACTGGCCAGCCGGCTGTCCTCGTTCCGGCCACAGGGGTTGAGGTCTACCAACAGCTAGCCCACAGTTGGTCCAAGACGGTCGTTGGCAAATTCCTCAAATTGCGTGAGCACATCGCCAACATACTCCACCGAGTACCACAGGGACTTGTGGTTCTCTTCGATGGCCCAGCCTACAAGTATACCTCCTTTGAGGAGGCCTGGCGTGACCTGGACATGTTGGCTAAAATGAGTGTGAATCAGCACACCTATCGTGAAGCGACAATGCCGGCCAATGCCGACCCCGAGGTGTGGGCAGACCTCTCCCATACCCACCAAGGAAAACACTATCAACTGACCAGTCTTGGTCAGATGGTTTCGAGGCTGGCACGACCCTTGTCTGACATGCAGGGCGGGGGAATCTACCGGTGCCCCGTGCCTACGTGGAAGCGCACCGACGAAGAGGTTGCGTACATGCACCGCCAACTAGAGCTCGTTCGTGCGGAGAAGGAAAAACAGACCCACGCGCAAAAGCTGCACACAGCTCGTAAGATGGCTCAATCTCACATCGTGGAGGAAGAACGGCTACTCTTGGCCGGCGAGCCAATTCTGCCGCGCATCGAATATGAGTACGTGGCTGGGCGCTTAGGCATGCGACCTGTGCAGCCGGCAGGCCCGCTACCCATCACTCAGTTCGCCCACCGAGAAGTCCCGCACCCCACCCGGGACCAGCTGACATCACACGGTGAGATCACAGAGGGAGACGATGTGGCCCCAGACTCCGAGGAAACCACCGAAACCAACACCTCCCAAACCACTCAGACCACCGTCACTTTGCCCGTCTCCAACCGTAAGCGACGTGCGGCAGTCATCGCAGCCATCAGCAGTACCGTCATGCTGCTCATCATAGCAGTGTTCAAAGTGGTGCGAGCTCTGAATGGGAACCATGGTGAGTGGACAAACACTGATGATGTGCCCACACCCGTCTATGCTGCGAACGGGCGTTGCTGGCTTCGAGATCCTGAGGCGGACCCCATGATAGCTGATTCACTCATCAAGACCGACGCCGGCGAGCATGTCCCGATGCTCAGAGTTCTCAAAGTGTCCGGCCAGAGTGTCTGGGCTCGGCATCCGTGCTCGTCAGACGCTGCGGTAGAATTCCGCATGCCGCGAACGGCCGCCATCGTCTTCGAGCGATGCCTCGATGTCACCCGCACAGTGTTCCTCACCCCGATGCTCCACCATTGGAGTAACAATGAGCCAATCAGCTGGGATTTGGCGAATAATAGGCCGCGCACCACGCACCAGAGTTGCATTGCCGCGCAACTGAACGGCTCCAATGGTGAGGCTACCAATTCCGACGACGTCCCAAACGACGTTGATGTGCCAGAGTGCGCCAAAGCCCAATACCAAATGCTCATTGCATCTGCATTACTTAATAGTGAGGAACTGATGGGGAATGTCTACTTCCCTGGCCATCGGGAGACACATGGTATTTTCGATACTTTGACAGAGTACCACAAACGCCGTACGCGCGGGTCAGGCGAGGCAGGCACCCCACAACAGCTAATCTACAGGTGGTTCAAAGACTTGGAGGCGTCTGTACTTTCCACTGCCATGAGTACGGCTGTGAGGCTCTACCTCGACTCACGAAAGACTCCTCCGGCTGCCAAAGTGCTCATCGCCCACGTGCGATTCCAGCGCGTGGGGCGCGTCCTCGGCGAGGAGTACTCGACCCCCACTGGCCCACTACGTTGCCTCACTGAGGATGTAATGCGCGAGGCACTGACCAAAACACCGTACCCAAACAATGGCAACTATCATCCAGAAGAGGACTGGGATTACATGGTGTCCATGTTGCCTCCCACCCTGCGCTCGGGCTATACGCGGCCCAACAAACCAGCAAATCCAGCCGAGGGACATGCGCGTCGGGAGGCTGAGAGAGCAGCACGGGCTGATGAGGCGGCTGAAGCGAAAAAGCCCCCACATAAAGGTCCTTTGGGCCCTGCCCCTGAGAAGCCGCTCATACGGGTGAGCCCCGAACCAGAAGCGGCTGAGCCCGTTCCTGCTGCAGCAGCTGCACATGTCCCCTCTTCCTCTGATGACAGTACAGCCTCCTCAGAGACATCAGAACCGTCCGACTCCGATTCGGAGAGCGGGTCAGACTCCGACGACACGCATTCGAGCTCGACTGATGCTAGCTACTTTCCTTCTGAAGATTCGTGCAGCACAAGCAGTGACGACAAACTAGCAGCATACACAACGGCACGTTTCTCGAAGGAGAAGAAAGCCCGAGACTTCCGTCGGAAGCGGCGCGCGGCCATAAGCAACAAGTTGGGGGAGGTGGGCCACCGTGATCCGGTGGTGGTTCCGTGGCCAACCCCACCTGCAGCTGTGAAAGAAGAGTCGAGCGATGAGTCATCAGATGATCTCATCCCTGAGCCCATCTACGTACCTGAGGGTTGGGTTCTGCGAGGGGAGGGCGCCTTTGACCATCCCGCGATCGGTCTGTGGGAGGAAATCGCATCTCGCACCAAGAAAACACACATTTTGTACAACTACGAGTGTGTCATGCCCGACGCAGCTGCTGAATACGCTGAAGAAGACCACAGAGACGTGCCAGCCCGCCGCACCACCATGCTGAAAAACACACGCAACGGGCTCGTTTACGTGCGGCGCACAGCTTACAAGTGTCATGTAGGTTGGATGTTCCCGGGCTCTAGCACCGCTAGGATCAGCGTCCACGTCGACAAGGCGTTGACCTTTGAACGGCCAGGTATGCAGCGGCGTTCAGAGACCGGATTCATGTGGCATAATGTCGAGCTCTTCGAGGCCGTGGTCTTTCCTCTGGATTGCGAATCGGCGCGCCACGTGCTCACCCATGCGCACTCGATCTTCAGCACGGTTCGTGTGCGCAGCTCCGCGCAAGACCTCCTCAACGCCTTCGCACTGGCGGCCACGCCCTACTACGATCGCACCTTGAACATGTGCCGTGCTGATCGTCGCAGCTCTGTCTCCCCGCAGGACCGCTTGCATGCATTGACCATGTGCTACCATGTCGTCGCGGTCGCTCAGTTGGAGGCTACGCCTCGTCGAAGTCTGAACTGCGCCACCTCAATCGTCAATTGGATCGGACAGAAATTGGCGCCATACAAATTGTGTTCGTCCATCGAAGAGGTGCGGCAGTTTCCAGTTGAAGGGTTGGAGCGCGACAAGCCTGTCTACCACTTCGGGCCAAATGAGCGGCTGCTCAAAGTCCTAGAGAAAGAAAATGCCAGACGGAGACTCATGGAGATCAGCCATGCTCTTTGGGCCCAGCGCCTTAGGTCCACTCAGGCTTCCCTCTACAGGGAGTCACAGGAGAGAGTTCGCCACGCGATTGAGATTGCCGAGTGGTTTGAGCGAGCCACTATGATCGAATTCCTCTACAAAGATGGGCTCATGACTGTGTGCAGGGCGACATTTCAAGGTACTGCCACCGCTGCACCATCTGCGCCCCCTGACCCGCCCCGCGATGATCCTCCACCTGACGACGAAGATAGCGGCTCCTCTTCAGGCTCAGTGCAATGTGCAGATGGGGTGGAGGACGAATCCTTACCGGTGCCGCCAGGCACGCCTTATGAGCCCCTCCCAGACCTGCTGGACGGTGCCTCCCCGTGCGCGGCTTTCCCGGAAACGGTGGTGGAGGGGAAGTCAATCACTATCTCCGGAAAAGCGCCGGCTCCTACTTACGCGTGTCCACCAAATTCCGACGGGACGTATGAGTGCGGTACCCGACCCCAGCCCAGCGGGTACTCAGAGCCCATCTTCGGCGTTTCGGCCCCCGCGGGATATTCACGAGCACCACCCTGGCCGTCTCTCGCAGACGTGGGGTGGGCAGCGGCCGACATAGGGCTCACGGCATCACTCTCGCACTTCGCGCCTACCGCGGCCACTACCATGACCTATCTGCTCTACCTCCTTGATTGGTGTCCCGATAGCTTCACGCCTATGGAGAAGACTCAGCTTCGGGGATATCTGCGTGGTGTACGCGGCGCAATGTCACTGGCCGTCTGGGCTTATCAAATAGCCCGTGGCTGGCGAGATAATCCTGACGACTTAGGATCTTCCTCGCAGACATTGAATGGCCTGCAGGGTGAGTGGACAGGCACAGATGGCGTGGAGTCAAATTCACGTCTGATCTACGGGTACATCTATGGCGATGTGTTCAATAGAAACATCTTGAAGGAATGTAGTCCTTCCTTGCTCTACGAACTCAAACCTAAGTTTTGGGAAGACTATGTGGAGAGGAAGCCGGTTGCTGTTCTCGGCGAGCTGTCTCTTGAGCAATATGGCACGGGGAAGCCCTTCATGGTCCCCACCTACCCGGACCAACACGCTGGCGAAAATCATCTAAGTGCATTGATACAGCGTGTCGGATGCGTCTTCCCAACACCCGACCCAACGATCATGAACGACTACAAAGCCTATGATCGGGCCCTTCGAGAATTGGTCTTCAGCCCTTACTCGCCTCGCGTCGGCTTCGGTGAATGGTTGAGCAAGATGCAGAAGAATGCGAAGCACGGGCAATGTCTGCGCACCTTGTACGACCAAAGGTTCAGCACATATCAAATGGGTGAGGACCCGCAATCTGGCATCTATGAGTACTCCGCGTTTATCAAGCATGAGGGTTGGGCTGCAGACAAACCCAAGATTGCACGTGCCATACAAGCACCTGATCCGATGTTCAAGTGTCACACCTCCTCTTGGGTCAAGAGCTTTGACAATGCGCTTTACGCCTCCTTGGCCCAGTGGAATGTCAAGAGCCTCACCAGCTCCCAGGTGGCCGAAAAGCTGATAGGCACCTTCAACGAGGGCGAGGGAGTCTTTGCCACAGACTACACCGCTTTTGAGGGCCACCATCATGGAGCGTTCGCAGAACTAGATTGGGAATGGATGCGACTGAGCTTGGTCGCCGTTGGGGCCCCCGACGATGTGGTAGGTATGCTGCACGAGGCGATGCTGGGAAACAATTACGGCCACTTCCCCACACTACGCTTTGTGGTCCATCAACGCCTCATGTCCGGGGCAGCTTGGACCAGCAGCATGAATTTGAGGTTGAATTTTTCCCTCTGTTCTTACTTGGTCGCGCGCACCCTACATCCCACTCTAGATCACCATGCCTTGGCGATGTGGGTCCACCACCACTTTCGCGGTCTCTTCGAGGGGGACGATGGGATATTCCGCACCTACGGCCTCAGCGCACACCAGCTGGAACCGCTCATACGGGGCCTTGGGCTACAATTGAAGATTGAGACCCATCGGAATTACAACAGTGCGATGTTCTGCTCGCTTGTTGTAGTCCGCTCTCCCGCGCTAGTCCTCATTCCGGACCCCGTACGCCTTATCAGAAAGATGTTCTGCGTGCCGATGAGTCATTCGGCAACCACCAAGCTGATACTAGGCTACCAACGATCGGTCGCTCTCTCGTACAAATACAGTTACCCTGATGCTCCCATTATTGGAAGTATATGCGACTGGATGATTGCTTACACCCACGGTTATGCCAATCTCTGCAATGCCAACCCATACGCCATCGGCATGGCATGCGCAAGTACGGATCTGATGCCCGACGGCACTTTTCGGCGTGACGTCATGCGGGCTTTGATAGTGGAGGCCAAACCCACTACCGCAATGCGCTTGGCAGTAGAAGAGAATTTTGGTGTCCCGTTGAGCACACAATTGGAGCTCGAGCGAGCTGCCCACCACGCCATGCGCAGTGGGTCCCCGCGCATGCTCTGCCCCTCGGGCATGTATGGACTCCAAAGCCCCGCGGATGCAGAATACGTGTCGACATATGTTGGCTCGTATCCTCGGGAAAGCCCCAAACCACCAGGGTGGCACCTGGTGACGGCAGGTGCGTCTGAGTTGCCTAGATGCAAGAAGACGCACTTCCGGATCACTCCTTTTACGGACTAACCAGGTCCAAGTGATTAGACAAGTTGCTTGAGACAACAGCTTGTTGAGTGCCACGGTCTCCTCTTCCCAAAACCTTTCACATGCGCCCTATATGGCCTACGCGTGTGAGAGTGGGG